TGGTAGTAGCTTTACAAGCCATAACTGCACTTGCAACAATTCCGACTACACCGGCTACTACGAGAATTTCGGGGCTATGTTTTTTGAGCTTAAAGCCCATCTTGTTAAATGAACTGCTTACAGTCGTCATAAGTTCTGTTTTTTTCATAATCATATAATCTCCTTTTCTTTATTAGCATTAAAAGCAATCTCTGCACCACAGGCTGCATAACCAGCTAAGTCTACGAAGCTGTCTTCAGTTGCAGTCCCAGTTTTAATCCTAGCGATCTTAAGTAACGCCATCATCATGGCAACGTCGGTTGCTGTGAAATCAGTATTTTTATACACCGACCATAAAGCGGCTATCAACCGAAAGTTATCTTCGGGTGAACCATATTCGTTCTCACGTTGGCCGCACACACATTGTTTGGCTCTATCTAGAGTTTCTGCTCTTTTCATTTTATCTCTCCTCATTCAAATATTCATAATAATCGGATTCTGTTGCAAATAACATCCAACGTCCAGCAACAAATCCCATGTATCCATATGAAGTCAAATATCCTTTCATAATAATCCTCCTAATTTAGTGGAAGGGCTTTGGGCAGTTTAAGCATATATCCGTCTCGTACTCGAATTACAGAAGCACTCCTAATATCAGTCCATCCGTATTTATTATCTGTATAATTTCCTGTTACGCCGACCAAATCATACAAATCTGCCACACTAACCAAACCATAAGTAGAAATCAACTCGTCCATTCTTGACAGGACGTCTTCGGCTTCTCCTCGATTATCCAAGATAATATCGTCATAGTTATAACCGGTTTTTGTTCGAGCCGCGCTATAATCTCTTCGACCATTTCCTCCATCGTAGTAACTCCTATAAGATATCTTAGAGGCAGTGGAATTACTCTTCGTCCTACCTGTCCCCCCGTAAAGTATCATGTCAATACCGTTCGTCACGATATCCGAAATGGCTTTTTTAATTGCTGGAACCAGTACATCCAATAGAATATAAGACTTTACGTTGTTGACATCCTCCGAGATGAATATGTCCGTAAACTTCTGAATCTCGCTTTTCTTCTTGGATTTTACCGTTCCAGTAATTATTTTTTCTACCTTTTTCTCTGGTATAGACCCCTTTTGAGCTTCCTTAGATTTATGGGAATTTGGCTTGTATTCCTCCATTACGTTTACTCCTTTCCTTGAACTAGAACGAGGGGTCCCGGTAAAGTGATTTTACTATTTGGAACCTTATTGTTCTTTTTCTTATATTGATAGGCAAGATTACTCCTAGCCTTTTTCTCAGATACAGCATACGTAGAAGCCTTCCAACGATTAGCAACACAAGTCTCAAATTCCATAACTGGCCCATCGTACGAATATTGTTTCATAAACATTTCTCCTTTCTAAGTGAATAATCCTCAAAACTTCCAATTCAAAGGGTTTCTCAGTGGTTTTGGAAAAATGATCTGATATCCGTGTTTAGTTCTCATGATCTTTACAGTACTTAGATCACTCCAACCAAGTGAATAATCCTCAAAACTTCCAACGAGACCACATAGGTTATATAAATCAGAAACGGTAATCCAACCATACGTTCTACAAATATCATCAGCGCTAGAAAGAATATCTTCAGCATCCTTTCTCGTTTCAAAAACTACATTTTCAAAGGGTTTCTCAGTTTTACGATTTTCGTAATAACTCCTATAAGACGAATATCTTTTCTTTGGTTTGTCGTTTTCTCCATACAGGAACGTTGTTACTTCTTTTGAAATTTTATTTTTTAGTGCTGTCCGAAAAATATCAGACTTAACCACAAATTTAATAGTAGTTATACCGCAAAGTACGAACCCTCCAGCTACACCACTGGTAAATATCAAAGCCGCTTTTACAAATTTATTCATGTTTTTTTCTCCTTTCAAAAAGAAAAAGAGAAAGTACCCTGTTAAAGGTACTCTCCCTCGTTAGAACTCTGTTTTCTATTTACTTAGATACATCAAGTTACTCGTCGATTTCGGCATCGTCAAGATTATCAACTTCTTTGTTAATCCTTCGCTGTTCTTTCTTGGTTTTGATTTTAGCCACTACCGGTTTAATTACATACTTGTAAGCTACAAAGCCTCCAAGAACTATCAAACCGACACCAGCTGCCTTCTTAAAAACCTTTCCAGAACCCGCTGTTGCGATTCCCTCAGTTGTTTCGATAACCTCTTCGTTTACCATGATTTCGTTAGTATTCATTTCATCTTCTCCTTTCGAATATAGAAATTTTTAATACGTTCTCCATTAAAGAACGTGTTTTTTTCGCGTACCAAAAGCTAAAAGAACTTAAGGGACCTGTTGTATTCGTATTTAGGTGCGACTTGATAATCAATCACAAGACAAGGGGTTCCTTCATCCGCCAACTGCGAACTGAAACTCAACTCTATGTATCCATGATCAATATCCCATCCAAGATCATCACCAATACTGGTCGGGTTAAGACCGATTTCATAATAGAACTCATTAAGAGAAATATACATTTCATTTCTCATCCGTCTATTAAGTTCGTTCTCTACCTTTTTTAATTTGTCGATATCCGATTTGAAATATCGCCCAGAAATAACATCATAACAGAGAGTATTACCTCTTTCGGTAATAATGACTTCTTTACTAGTAACGGGGTCTCGTTCGATTCTGTCCTTGGCGATTGAATCCCTTACAGATTGTTCTTTTTTCTCACCAATAGTTTCGATTACTTTTTCTTGATATTCTTTCAAAGCAGATTCTGATAAGGTATAAGCAGTAGCCAATGCTGCATTACGGCGAACATTTACAGAACTTGCACCGATTAGGCAAGCCACAGATATTCCACCTACGATCGCTGATGGAATATAACACTTCCAGGTGAGTCGAATAACATCTTTTATTGGAAGTGGTGTGCTTCCGTAAATAAACTTTTCATCATTATCCGCACGTTCAAGACGCTCATCATTAATAATTTCTAGTGCTTTTGGCGTTGCTCTAACCGCCATTACGGTTGTAGTAATCATTCCAGCGATTCCGATACCGGTAAGAATCTCCGGACTATGTTTTTTCATTGCCGTCCGTACACTTTTGACAATGTTAGATATGTTTAATTTACCCACATTTTTTCCCCTTTCGTTTTTAAGTTCTTGGTACCACCCACAAAGGGTAGTGATTTAATTAACCAACAAGAAGACCGGACGAACGCCAAGAGATTTCGAAGCGGAGTTGTAGCCCGAATGGCCACTGTCGGACACAAAAGCGAAACATACCTCAGACATGTTTTTCTTTGTTGCGTTTCGTAACCAACCCCACTCATAATCGTTGTTGAAATCAGCAACACGATTCATCCGCTTCACCATAAGAGGTAACTGCTCATCATCGTCAGGCTCTACGGCGTTGTACCAATCGTCATGACCGAACATCTGCCCGTATGTCGGAATCGTAAGATTTTCGATTTTACCTTGCATAGCTTCCGGAAAAGCAGGTAACAGAATATCGCTCATCCATTTATTAAGGTCACTTTTTTCAAAGCCGCCTTCGTTGGTTGGTTTTACATTCATGGGTCTACTAGCAACGTAATCGTCAAATATAAACAACGGTCCTCTGTCCGTGATTTTCTGCACCGTTGCAGTAAACTCGCCAAACCCAACCAGTTGAATTGTGATCTGATCTCCGACCCGTGCATGCTTAACCTCGACTTCTCTTTTTCTTAATACCTTCATGATTTTTTCTCCTTTCGTTTCTAAGTTCTTGGTGTTTACAAAAATAACAGAATTATATCATCTGCAACATTCTTGGCGATGGTGAATATACGTTCGTGTTTCTCGCTACAACCATCGTATATACAACGCTCCATATCATTCATAAACTCTGCAATAATATAAACTGGTGGTACAGATTCTCGTAAAGATCCAGTTATATGAGAAGGGAGACGCTCGGCCTCGGTATTCAGACGATCTATGATTTCATAAGCCGCCCATCTCGCATAACTAATATCTTCAAAATATTCTTTTGACTCCTTCGGATTGACCCGTCCGAGATAATCAGTAACACATAAATGCTCGTCTACGTACTTGTTAATTATCGATATTGCCATATCGCACATTTCCTGATTATGGATTCTGACCACCTCCCTCCTTTCTAACAAAGAAAAAGAGCCCTTGTTAGGACTCCTTTCCGTTTCTGTTAGTAAGCGCTTCAATTACTTTTTCTTCAATTTTTCTATCCATCTTCTTGTCATTAACCCAATCGGATACGAGTGTTGCTCCCCATCCGATTACGGTTGCTGTAATACCGAGGATTTTAATTAATTTACTATTCATAAAGCAATTACCTCCTTTCATAATAGTGGTTGTAAATTCTGCGTGGCCGTTAGTCGCAATCAAGCTTGTTTGGTTCGCTGAGCGCAGATATAACACAACACTCCATATCGTCATCCATTTTAGTAAGGCAATTATCAAAATCGAGCCACATGATTCCGCCTTCCATAAGTTCACTCATAGACCATCCGATTTCATCTCCACAATCGATCTTGTCTATACCAAGAAACTCATAGAATTCGTTGACGGTAGCGTCGCCTCGCAAGCAAAGATTTCGGTTGATGTGATATTGGGCGTTTAATACAGCCGCCATGGTTGAAGTAAAATATCTTTTAGAGAACAAATCGTAAAACAAGATTCTTTCACTTTCCGGATCCATATCGGCGGAATATAAGGAGTATCCATCAGCAGAAACGCATGTATCCTTCGCCATCTGTGCTTTGATCTTAGAATCAGCATCTTCACCATAAACGGTGTTGGCAGCCCCTTTATACTGTTTATAAGATTCACTCAACATTGCATAGGCGCTCACCAAAGAAGCTTGGTTGCGTTTGTTAAGTACGTTCGCTCCAAATATACAAGCGATTGTAGATAGACCTACTAAAGCGGTTGGAATATAACATTTCCAAGTGAGTTGAACGACCTCGAGTTTCGTGGGGCCGTAGTAATTCCCTTCATGATCAACTCCTTCACGAGCTCGAATAATATCCACGGCTTTTGGCGTAGCTTTAACCGCCAACACAGAGGTGGCCACCACACCTATCGCGCCAAGACAAGTCAGTATGGCGGGGGACGATTGTTTCAAATATCCTTTTGACTTACGAAGTAAAGACCCCATTTTTAATGTTCCTTTCATAATTTTCTCCTTTCAAAAATATAAGAGTCCTTGTTGAGAACTCCAAATTTTAGAGAATCAGTACGGGATTCGGATCTCCGTATAAATAGCTCAACCGATTGAACTAACTGTTTCTCCATAATATAACTTGTAAATTTTGCGTAAAAAGAAAGAGCCCTTGTTAGGACTCAATCTTTTTGGTCAATTACCTCTATAAAGTCGAGCGTACATTTGTTTTTCTTCCTTAGTTAACGAACCAACATAATTTAAAATTTCTTCATCGGTGAGAGGTCTCTTCCTCTCATTGATTCTTTCTTTTAAATTATTGATTCTTTTTTTAAGTTTATTTAACATAATAATCTCTCCTTTTATTTTAGTATTCTCTCCATAATAGGGGGTGTAAAATTCGCGTGAAATTTGTCTTAAATATCCGCTCTGTGAAATACCGTTTCCCATCTTTGTTTAGGTAGTAGTATTCATGTAGAAAAACGAAGAGGACGTGTAATCCACACGACTCTCCGCTTCTTGAACTATTAATTCCTTATTTCTTAGTTGGTTTAAAACGATTAAACAAACCTCGAAATGTCGTAGAGGTAAAAGTTCCAGTTTCCTCGAATCTAAAACCCCTCTTCATCCAGGTAGCATAGAACATCAACGGTAATATAATACTCACCGCTTCCACTCCCAGCCTGAAATATCGATCTTTGACTTGTTCTCTTAACTGGTCTTTTTTGAATTGTATATCACTGTCGCGTGATTCATACTTTTCATTAAAGTCCCATTCGTTTCTAGTCTCCTCGATTCTCAATCTGTAAAGTTTAGCTAAGTCTTCAATAGCTTTTGACTTTTCTTTACTTCCTGCTTCCAAGGTAGATAAGTTTCGAATTTCTGTCTTAATCTCCTCTCCTAACAAATCTCTGATTTCTTCATTCATTCTCATTCTCCTTTCAATATATGATTTAATTAGCTCCATAAGAGGGGATGTTATTCGTGCGGAATGAAGTTTTTAAGACTTATTTTAAACGTCACGTATTTCTTTCGATATATCTCTCCAATGTCTTTTGATAGTTCCAAAAATAAATATGGACCATCGTCCGGATCCGACGTATCAACTCTAAGGGAACCGACCGATTTAGTACGAGTAGCTACTGCAGTACAAACAATACCAACCAAAATACCAATTCCAAATATAACAAATAGCTCCATAAAGAAACCTCCTTTTAAAAAGTTTTTCAGAAAATCCAATCCGGGGATTTTTTCACTTATCAAAATAATGAGTTACTTACATTTCCCTGCTTTTTACTACTCCTAACAACTTCTTATGGTTCATTATATTTAGTTTTACGTATTGGTAGCTTGTCTACTTCTTGCATAACGCGTTTAGCAGATCCGTTAGCTCCCATCTTTGAATAAGGTTTATATAAGTAGTCGTTAAGGTTTTCATACTCGTCTTGAGTAATCCACCCTCGTTCAATATAGCAAAGACCAAGCTCGATAATTCTGTCGTGACCTAACCCTATGAGCATTTCTGTTTTGACATCTTTCTTTTCAAGATTTTTCTGTAAATATGCCCAAAAACCTGAAGATGCGATTACCGAACAGGCAATGGTAATAATTATTTGAATCAACGGTTCCATAAGCGGATACCCCCTCTTGTTTTATGTTT